CACCATCACCATCATCTTTGAGCATAATTGGTCCGCCAATGTAAAAATCATCATTGGTCAATTCTGGATAAACTGCAATAATTTCATTGTATAACATTTTATGCTCCTAAATAAATGATTGAAAACTCACAAAATGAGGTAGTTGTATCTAAGTTAATTGAGCCGCTTGAGCCTTGAAAAACTTGAATGTCAATAAAATCGCCAACAGATAAATCTTGGACTGTTGTTCCTTGAAAGCCAAGATTGTCTCTAGTCGTAAAGGCTGAATAAACTTGCATTAAAGTAGTTGAACCGTTTTTATTACAAATGAACTCGCGTCTGCCATTGTTGTCGGTACTATTCCATTGACTGCGGAAATAAATCTCATACTTGCCACCTTTACCAGCAGGAATTGTAAATCTTCCTGTATTTACTGATGTAGAGTGAAATGCATCTGTGTCAAAAGACTCTGAATCAAATGTGACTGTTGTAAAAGATGAGGCAGAAATGCTTTGTACGGCTGAATTAAAAACACGAGCGCCAACAAAACCGCCGCTTGCAGGGGTTACCCACTCAGGCGCAGATGCACCCGAATTAACCTGAAGTACTTGACCAGCTGTACCAATGCCTAGACGAGCAGGGGTTGATCCGCTAGATGAGTAGATAACATCGCCTGTTGTAGTCATTGGGTTAGTCATGCCTGTTGTGTCCACATTTGCCCACGCACTACCTGTGTAGTAAGTGGTTACATTTGTATCCTTCAGGAAAGCAAACTGTCCTTCTTCAGGAGAAGTTATAGCTGCATCTCTGGCTGTTGCCGATGCAAAGACAAGGATGCCCTGCATAAGGTAGCCATTTACATCTGCTGCGCTTAGGACATCTCCTGTGTTAAATGTCTTAAAGCCTTGTCCTGCTGCCATTGTTTCTCCTTAGTAACTTAATACCGATGTTCCTAGAATACCACTGACAGCGGAATCTAAGATGAAGCCATCGATGATCGGCTCAGCTGTGCCGAACCTGACCTTCCATGAATCGGGTCTGATTTGGTGGGTGATGTTGAATACCTGCACAGTCTTAGTCAATGTTGTTGAGTTAGGCTGGCTAGTGGTAATAGTAATTGGATCAAAAAAGTCAAGGTCTAGCCCTGCAATTGTTCCGGCTGTGTAGTTATCCTGCTGTAGATCAAGGGTTAGCTCATCCACGCGGATGGCTGTCTCTTGCCTTGATGCGATAAAGGCCTGAGCGTACTGTAGAGCTTCTGCATCTGTTTCCATGAGAAGCCCAGATTGGTTATAACTATGGGTGAAGTACTTGTCAATAGAGTCCTGATTGATGACAGTCTGAACAGAGCCGCCTTCTCTTGTCACAGTAGCCTTGTTATAGATCTGAGAGTCATCTAAGACCCACTTAACATCAAAGTAACTAATCTCTGTGCCTGTGTCGTTAAAGACTACTGGAGTAGCTGCTACAGATGATGTAGTCAGTTGCCTATCTTGGAATACGACATCTCCAGAGCCGTCCATGTACACCGCACCGTACTCGGTAGTAGCCACAGTTTGAAGGGCTGCAAGGGCTGTGCGCTGTGTGGCTGGATCTGCTTGAACTGTAGTCTGTCCTGTGTCAATGTCTCGCATCGATGCAGGAAAGCTAATCGTGTCTAGAATCTTGCCAACGCGTGTGCCTGTAGTCTCACCTGCTGTAGCCCCGACAACGCCAAAAAATTGAGCGTTCTGGAATAAGCGGAAGCCATCTACTGCGCTGATCGTGGTATAGACAAGATCGCCTGTGAACTTAGGCGTGGTGGTGTTGTAGTTAGTTATGTACCCTGCAAAGATTGGATAAGTTACTCCCAAGTAGGTTGCGGTAATAGCAATCTTACGCATGGGGTTTAGGTAGGTGTAATAAGGGCTAGATGGGTTCTGTGGGTTGAAGTCACCATTCTGGTCAAGGATGCGAATGGTTGCCACACCTGTGTTGAATTGCTCTGCGTTGAGTTGTCTGCCTCGGCTTGTTGAAACACTATCGACTTGATTGGATACATCTACGATAAGAGCTGTGGCATCTGCTAGGACATCAAGGCTGCCTAACTTAGACTGATCTAAGATAAAGGGATTGCCAAACCCTGCCCCAGTAGAGAAGTTAATAATGACATTGATTACAGGGCGGCTCATAATGCCCCAGCTGTTGTTAGGTAGTCACCACGCTTGTTAAGTTGGATGATGCTGTTCTGAATTAGGTTAGTCAGCTCATCTGGATTGGCTATGGTGTTAGCGTACACATTGACCACAGGGCTCATGCCTGCGTTCTCAGCCATACGGAATCGACCTACATCGAATCCACCGCCTGTGCTTGTCTGCTGGATCGCTGCTAACTTAGCAGCTGTGTCTAGATCTAGTAAGTCTGCAAAAGCGTTAGCGCGAGCCTGTGCCGCCTCTGAGTATTCAATGAGGGCATCCATAGATGCTGCCTGACCCACCTCGCGTGAGATAGGTGCAATAAAGTCACCTACTGGGATGCCAGAGCCCAGCGATGCGCTAGTAGGAATCTTGGCTGTAGATTGCGCAGTTGCCTGTGCAAGTAAAGCCATCATCTCTCGGATCTTAGCCAGAGCTGCATCTAGGTTAGCCTGATTGATTAGATCCTTTGGCTTAAGGCTGTCAAGGATTGACTTGATGTCTGCAAGTTTTACATTCTGACCTGACAGAACATTAAGGACTTTTAGATCTGCATTGAGTTTGTTAGTTGCCGCGATGATGGCTTGCTCGTCCTTGGCGGCAATAGCATCTTCTAGGGCTAGGATTGATTGCTTAACAGTCAGGCGAGCGATGTCGTTAGCGATCTGTAACTGTTGAGCAGATGAAGTGGCCTTGCCTAGTTGCTCAGCCTGAGAGGTAAGAGCTGCTGCAATCTGGATCTTGTCCATGTCAAAGATCTCTTCGCCCTTGTTGAGGGCAAGGTTAGCCTTTTCGATTGCTAGTTTTAACTTAGCGGCATTGAGTTGCTTCTTCTGCTCAGCAGTTAAGATCTTAGTGTTTTTTACTACCTTAGTTAATACTGTTGAGTACTTAGATAAAGCTGCTAGATCTTTAGGCACTCCAGAAGGGAAACCACCACCTGCACCTAGTCTGGCTTGCTCACCTAGTCTAGTGATTGCTCCTAATGGGCCAGCAGATAAAGATCTCCTAAAAGGTGTAGTCAATAAACCTATAAGGGATTTAGTTTCTCCGCTTACCTCAAAAGAGGCTATCTGACCTAAACCTCGAATAAAGTCTGCGCTAGCAAGAGCTGCGCTCTCCATTGACGAAGCAAGATCCTCGATAGAGTTATCTCTTCCAACAGCCTTTAGGGCATCTAGTAAGCCTGTGCCAATGATCGTTGTGGCTTCTTGCGCTGAGTTAGCAAGCACCTGCATCTGACCTGCATCTGTCTCACGCAGGTTCTTGTTGAAGTCTTTGTAGGTAGAGTTTAAGACTTTGACTAGCGCATTGGCTCGTTCGGTTTCTGTGCCGCTCTTGATCTGCTTTTTAGTGTTCTCATCAAGGACAAAACCCACGCGAGTAAGAGATGTGAAGTTACCATTAAGGGCTTGGGCTAAGCCGTTAGTCATAGACTTAAAGTCTGCTGTGCTAGCAGTAGCACCCTTTTCTGCCGTCACATAATCTAGGATCGCAGGGGTTAGAGCTTGGATAGTGCTTACTTGTAAATTAAAGGTAGCGAGCTGAGATTGTGTCTGGGTGATGTTTCCGCCAGAAACCACGCCGATCTTTTCTAAGACCTTGGCCTGATCGTTTAGTAATGCGATCTCCTGTGTGGTCGCATTGACTCCGACCCTAAGAAGTTGGTTAAGTCTATTCTGCTCAGCCTGTTGATCTAGTGAGGCTTTAACAGCCAAGCGACCAAAATTAACTATTGCTCTAGTGCTAAATGCTAGACCAAAAGCACCAGCTAACTTTTTAACATTGTTGCCTAGTTTTTGAGAGGCTGTCTCGGCTGCCTTAAATCCTTTAGCATCAAACTTAGAACCAATGAGGATCTCTTCTGCATACTTCATGCGGCTCTCCTCAAAGATGTGGTGTTAGATCTCCTGCGTAATTCTTGCTCTGCTGTAGTAATTGCCTTATTGACAATACCTTCTGCCACGCCTTTGTTTTCAGCCCATGCTCTAAAGATTAAGCGACCACGACCCTTTAAGCTGCCGCTAAGTGGTGGCATGGCTGCAATAAATTGCGCACCTGCCTTAGGGTTGCGAGAATGTGAGAACTTTTTACCTGCTGGGCCATTAGGGCCGACCCATGGCTGACCCTGTGCGCCATTACGACCAGCACCCTCATAGATCGCACCTGCGCGTGAATTGTTAAACACAGAAGCCATAGCAGTAAAGCCTCTAGCATTAGCCTTACTTGTTGCTGTAGTAAAGCCAATCTTGCTCTTGACTATGTTGGCATTGTAAGTGGGGAAAAATCCTTCATTAAATGATCTAGGACTCCAACCGCTTAAAGGTGATTGAGATGGTACAAAGCCTTTAGCAGATTTAACAACTGGAGACAGGCCTCGCCTAATCTCAGCTTTGAGAGCCTTTTCTAAATCAGGTGCGAAGCGGCGCAACGCCTTGCGAAGATCAGCGTTTCCTCTTAACTCGATGAGCATCGCTCGCCTCTTTCGCTTCGTCTTTGAGACCTTGTACTAGAGCATCTAGCATGGTCTTATCTAAATCTAATAACTGCTGTGGCGCGATTCCCAATCTAATGCTTAGCCTAGCGATTAGATAGGTGAACGGAAGATCGCGCTTTAAGCTAAAGGGTCGGAGTCTAGAACCTCGACACTCTTGAGTGTCTCAATAAACTCCATCCCGAAAGGCTTAACAGATTCACCTGATCTGCGAGTGACTTCCCATGCAAGCCAATAAACATCCGATTGCTTCTCTTCATCTCTGAAGGCTTTGTGGAAACCCTTTTTAGCGTACTGCTCAAAGCTGTACTCCACCGCTGGAGTGATCTCGCCTTCTAGCACACTTCCATCTTGTCGAACGATCTTTAGTCTTGCCATGGTTAGCCCCTTTGTTAGTTTCTTATGATGTGGTTACTGCGATTGTGCCATTGACATTAAATGTCAAAGACTGCATTGATAGATCAGCAACAGAACCGTTAATGTCGGTTGTGTTGTTAATCAAGCATGACATTGTGTATAGAGGGTTCGCAGCCGATACAGCATCGCTTGTCTGCTTTGCTGTGACTGTTACAGATGTTCCCCATGCAGCTTGTAGAGTCTGTAGGACTTCACCTGTTGCTGTGTCATTTAAGAAGTCGATTGTGATTGATGATGCTTCTAGACCCTTAACGAACTTGTGACCTGAGTCACCCATCGCTGTTACTTCTAGCTCATCGAATGATCGGTTGATTGTAACTGCTGTTACATGGTCAGAGAGATCTACCGCATTAACAGTAAGAACCACTCCATTGTTTAGAAATACTGCCATTTGGTTATTCCTCTTCTTTCTTAGTTACTGGCTTCGGTGCTGCCTGTGCAGCTGGCTTAACCTGTCCGATCTTGATCAGAAAGGCTTCGTTCTCTTTTTCCCAATCGGACATTTTAACTCCAACTCGTTAGGATACTTACGGACATCTCGCAGCTAAGCAAGTCTCCGCTTGCCGCATTGAGAACGCTAGGTGCGCTTATTGCGCTTACATTATAAGTCAATCCAGAGGCTGCTAGTAGTGCGAACACGCTAACTACTGTGTCCTCTATGCCGTTAAGGTTTCCCTCATTGTCAAACAATGGAACAGTCATAACGATCTTGAAGTTAGCCATCGGACTTATAGCGATTTGACTATTGTTGTTAGGTGTTAAATAAGGATCATCTGGACTGACGATGACACTATTAGCAAGGACTGTAGCAGGTGGGAAAGCAAAAGTCTGCCACTTAGCGTTATTGACTAGCGCAGTCGCTAATGTGGTTCTAAGAGTAGTGATGGCAACAGGTGGCATTATCCCACCATCGAGCGCGGATCAAGTGCGTGTGCGATCAATCCTCGCACCTTAGCGAGAAGCTGTGCGCTCATTCGGTAAGGGCTTGGCTGGAAATCTTGCAGGTTACTGCCTGAAAGGGTGGCAGTACGCGCTTGCCAGATCTCAACAGATATCATTAAAGCTGCTTGCTGGATTGCTTTATCTTCTGCCCAGTCCTGATACTCAGTAGCTTTAACAGTAGCAAAAGGATTAAAAGGGTGTAATGGTGAATCCGACACATGGTTAGTCGTAATGTTAATACTATTACCTGAGATGGCTGTAATTGTTTTGTTGCCATTAAAGTGGGCACCTGCGCCTGAGATGTTGATAGTTTGACCAACATAGTAAATGCCTTCTATTGATTGGTCGAAGTAAAGAGTGCCTACTGTGCCTGTGTTCTTATGTGACACAGCGAAATTAGTGTTAGCCCATAGCATAGGAATAAGTACGGCATCCGTACTATCGCAGACTTCCTGCAAGGTGGCATCTGGGTACAGCGTACCGACTCCGAGAGTGCTGCGGAGTTCTGCGACTGTAGTAAGTGCCATGCCTTTTCCTTTCTAAAGACTCTAGGGAGTCAGAGGGCTACTGACCCCCTAGAGCGACTTAGTGGGGCTTACGCCTTGTTGTTCTTGAACGCACCAGCTCCGACCTTAGTCGCGATTGCGCCAAAGCCGTAGTAGCCGATAGTCACCTGTCCTGCGGCTGTTGATTCGGCGCGCAAGCGGTAGGTAGGGCTTTCATACCATGTGTATGCATCTGGGTTTACGACAAGAATAGTTCCATCGCCATCGCCAGCGTTTGTTGGATCAACATAGAGGTTGAGTCCTGCAACATTACCTGTCAATGATGTTGGAGCGACAACGCCGCCAGCGTTCATTGGCTGTGATGCTGTGTAGATTGGGCGTCCTGCATCGTTAAGTGACATGATGTTAGACCATTGTCCTGTTGATACAACCATGTTACGAGCAAATGGATTTGGTAGTCCTGCTGTTGCGCCATAGACAGAAGCTGAACCGCGAGCAACAATGCCTAGCAATTCTGCTGCTGTTGGGTATGCCGCTACTGTTGTAGCATCTAGTGTTGCGCCTGAGATAAGAGCTGCATTTACTGCTGCGTTTGTTGTCTTTGCGTAAGCTGCTGCCATGTTGCGCACTAGCTCATCAAAGAAGGCTGGAGATGTACGATCTAGCAATTCAACAGAAAATGTCTGCTGTCCTGCGTACTTCTTAACTGATACTGACAAGAACGCTGAGTTCTGATCTGTCTCATCAAATGCTGCGCCTTCTGCTGTCTCTGCGACTGTTGGCATTACTGTGATCTTTGGAATCTCGAAAGTCATACCTGCATCAGGTAGAACTCCGCGTGAGATTGCATCGATTGAAGGACGGATGGTTGTGCCTAGTGGGTTGATGATTTCAGATAGCTGGCGTGTTGGTACTAGACCTGCGTTATCTGTTGTGTCATCTGCTGCAAGTAGGTACTGACGAGCTGACTCATCACCTAGTGCTGCGCGGATTGTGTTCTCTGCATACTTAGCCGCTGTTACTTCAATGCGTGGCTTTGTGTATGACATAGCTGTTACAGTTGGGCGAGCAGCTTCGACCGCTGGTGCTTCAACTGGTGTTGCTTCGACTGCTGAAGTGGTGTTTTCCACGATGGCTGTCTCGCTTTCTGTTGGTTGGGTTGATTCTTCTGCATCAGATTCTTCTGCTGCAATATCAGTAACCTGAGCAGACTTAAAGGCTGGCTCTGTTACTAAACTTACTTCGACCAAGCGAGCAGCTGACACATAAGTCACGCCGTCCTTGATCTTTGACTTAAGGACTTCTGCACCGATCGAAAGACCTGATTGCAATCCTTCTTCTGCAAGGATCAAAGCCTCTGTACCGCGCTGTGAGCGGCTGATAGAAAAGACTGCATCAATAGAGTTTTCTGACTCTGAGAAGCTGACACCGCGACCTAAAGGTTTCTTAATGTCATGCTGATTAAGTAGCTTGATGGACTTAGGATCTGGAATCTCAATAGATCCAGACTCGAAAATTACTTTACCCATGTTTGTCGATCCTGCCTCAACATTAAGCGGCACAATCTTGCCTGAGATAGTGCGGCTTGCTGAGTCTGCTGTTAGATCGGCAGAGAAGGTAATGATTTGGCTCATAGTAAACCTTGGCTTCCGTTAGGTGTTAGGTCTGTCATTTCCATAGCTTGCTCAGGGGTTACTAGGTTGAGTGCTAGGAGTTTTTCAATTACTGCTAGTTCTTCCAGCGGATCTGTACGCAAAAAGTTCTTATCGATGTCGAACTTAACAACATTACCTCGAGCAGTAATGTCATCCATTGACAAGCGATCTTCAATAGCAGTAATGAAAGGTTGTAGAGATAGAGTTAAGAATTGCTTACGCTCATCTTGCACATTGGCATAAGTCATAGAGTTATTCTGATCCGCTGAAACATAATAGGCAGGAACATTACACAATCTTGCTATCTCCGTGGCAAGGTTAAAAATTGCCTCTGAGTACATCATGTCCTTAGGTGAGTAAGAGACTGGGTTATACTCAAGAGTAGATGTTAAGTAAGCTGTGCTTCGATTTTGGCGAGCGTTCTTCCATGATGCAAGTAATCCCTGTACTTCTTTAGGATCTAAGTCTGCGCCTGTGTTCTTTATGTAACCTGTTGCCATTGGTGTAGATGCTGCTACTGCTGCGGCTTTCTGAACATCAATAGCTGCGCGGATTGTTGCTACACCTGTGTTAAGGATGCCATCGCCTAGAGATTGGAATGTTACGAGAGATCCCAATCCGTCCATCGGTAATGTTGTTCCATCAACTGCGTAAGATCTTACAAAAGTGTTAGTGCTGTCTAGTGTTGCAGTCACTCGATGATTAGCAATCCACTCAAAGCGAGATGGTCGGCCATCTTCTTGATAAACTTCGACAACCTTCCAAAAGGCTTGCCCATAAAACAGTAATGAATCAACAGTCCATGCAATCGTTACAGATCGCGGCTGTGAGTATGAAGGTTGCTCTAACCATGCAGGTGAACCTAACTCTTCATTAGTAGATTTCTTGTATAGCTCTAAAGGAATAGCTCCAATAGTTCCCGCTAAAAGATTGCGGCATCTTTGTAATGCTGGTACGGAAATTGCTTCGCTTCTGCCGATAAAAGCATACTGAAAGGGCATCGCATAAGGTGAATACTCACCCAATACCTGCGGTGCTGACTGAGCCTGTAATTGTGGCTTAGGTTCAAGCCCAAATGTCTGCAAGATTCTACCCATAGACAGAAAGTGTAGCATTTGTCAAGCAATTAGACAATGTGATAGGGCGTGTCTAAGTATAAATCTGAGGCTTAGGTTGAGGGATCATTAACTTACTAACTGCCATAGCAATCCCGATAGGTGCAGAGATGTCACCAGCTGACTTGCGCTTAATAATACGCCAAGCTGAGTCATTGACCTTAGCTGCGCAGTTATTCATCTGCTGGATAAACTCCTGCTGCCCATTATGCACTACTCGATGATTGACTAGGCCTTCTAATAGATCACCACAGGCTTTGTAGAACTGCTGCCCTGACACATCCTCGACCATTACGCCAGAATTGTGTAGGCGATCTGCAATAGTCTGGGTCGCGTACTTGTCAAAGCAGACTAGGCGCGGCTTATAAATGTCACACCATGCTTTTATACTTGCTGCCATTTTAAGCTCATCGATGGCTACCTGAGAGCTGTAAGTTTCTAAGATCCCGATGCCAATCCTCCCATCTGGGAGTAGCTGTCCTGCGACCAATGATCCGTTCCTGCGTGAAGGACTGACATCGAAACCGAATACAGTATAAGCCCCGACAGCCATTTCTAGTGTGCTATCTGAAGTCTCTTCCAAGATGCCATGAGGCCAAGGACTGCTTAACGAATCGATCCATTGACAAAGAGTCTCAGTACGCGTGTTCTCAATCGGTGAAGTAGCAATCGCCTCTTCAATCGCCTCTTCTGTGATGGTGTATCCCAAAGAGGGGTTAGCCAAAGCCCATGCATCTCGATCAGTTATCTTGCAGTACTGAGGGGCTGAGTATTCATAGAATCCAAAAGACTTTGGCGGGTAGTCGATGGCTCGCTCTCGTAGGTCGTTGAGTACAACGCTAAAAGCGTCTCCTGCATTAGAGGTAAGAAGCGTCTGAGAGTTTGGGTGAGCTCTAGTTGTAGGAGTTGCAGCTCTAAATCCGTCCTCTGTGATCTCTCGGATCTCATCGATGTAGAGGAGTCCATTGACGCTTCTACCGCGAGAGCCGTCTCTAGTTGCTGCCACAACATCAAGCCTTGCTCCAGATAACATCTCAATTGACTCTGTGCCGTTGGCGTGTCTGATCTGTTTGACGAATCCTTTAAGGTGGTCATTGGTCTCCAATAGGTTAGTTATCTGTCTGAAGGTGTCTAGTGCCATAGAGCGGTTAGAGCTCATGATAAGCACATTGGTATTCCACTTAATCAGGTGAGCCAGAATAAGCATACGCGCTAGGTGGGTCTTGCCGTTCTGTCTAGCCACCAAGATTAGGTTTGTCTTACGAATCCACAGCCCTTTTTTGTCCACAGTCAGCATGTCCTTTAACACGAACTCCTGCCATGGGAGCAGGGGCATCTTTACAATCTCACAGAGATCTTTAACATCTTGCAGCTTGGAATCGCCCTTGAGAAGTGGACTGTGAAGCCTTGGCTTAGTTGCCCCTCGCAGGGCTTTGGACTTTTTGGGTTTAGTTGTCATTGACTCGGATTAGGTCGGGTCTTAAAAGGACTATCCAGCATCGTCTCGGACTGCATCGGGGAGGTATAGTCAGA